GAGACGCCGGACGCTTGGTCGACCTCGCCGACGTAGCGCGTGAAGGCGGTCGTGATGTTCTGGACGCTCTGGGCGATCGTCGGCGTTGTCTTCGCGAATTCCGCTTCGACCGTCGCCGCGCCTTTCAAGATCGCTGAGAAAACCTTGTCCGCCGTCAGCTTGCCCGCCTCGCCGAGCGTCTTGAGCTGCCCGACGCTCACGCCGAATTCGCTGGCGATCAGGCGCGCGAGCGTCGGCGCGCCCTCAAGCACGCTGTTGAGCTCGTCACCTCGAAGAGCGCCGGCGGCGAGGGCTTGGTTTAGCTGCATGATAGCGCCGGCGGCGGTCTCGCTCGAAGCGCCGGACACGGCAAACGCCTTGCTGATCGTTTCCGTCACTTGCAGAACTTGCGCCTGTGACGCGCCGAGCTCGGCGGTCGACCGCCGCAGGCCGGTGTAAAGGTCGATAACCGCGCCGAGATTGGCGCGCGAGGAAATGGCAAGGTCTGCCAGCTGCGACTGGCGCGCCGCGACGTTGTCCAGCTCTTCGCCTGCGGCGGCGATCTTGGAGCGCGCCGAAGTCCATTCGTCGGCCAGCTTTTTGAGCTCGTTGGCGCCGAGCGCTGCCGTGAGGGCGCCGGCGGCCGAAGTCGCCATAAGGCGGAACTTGTCGGAAATGCCCTTCGTCGCTTTATCGAAGGTCGACTCTAAGCGCTTCGCGCCTTGCTCGCCGCGACGTTCGATCGTGCGCCAATTATCATTGGCGCTGCGGCTGGCCTTCTGGAAATTGCGCTCGAAGTCGCGGACGCGGGCTTCGAGGGAAACGACAAGTTGCTCGGCGGTCTCGGCCATGGTTCACCTCTAAAGAAAGATCAGCCCTTCCGGCCGCTCGTTGACGTTTGAATAGATGCAGCCACCGCCCTCGTTGAGCTCGGCGCGGCCGATCGCCATGATTGCAGCAACGGCGGCGTCGATTTTCTCGCGGGATTTGCTTTTCGTGGGCTTGAGATTCCCGGCGGGGTCTTGATCGACAACCACGTTCGAAACACACCAGCGCAAGACAGGGTGTCCGCCGTGGCGTAGTCTCTTCGACAAAACGGCCCGCTCGAAAGCTTTCATCGGGGCGGACATGGAGACGAATCCTTGCCCGTGCGCCATAACCGGGAGACCGTCGTCGAGTAGCCGTGCCATCATGGCAGTTGCGCCCCAACGGTCCATCGCGACCTCTTGGACCGCGAAGCGCTCGCACAGTTCGCGAATTTTCGCCTCAACCTGATCTTGGTCTGTCACCTCGCCGGGCGTGGCGATCAGGTGCCCGTCTTCGGCCCATTGCACATAAGGGGCCTCGCCGCGCTCTTGCCGACGCCGTAGAGACGCCTGCGGCGCGAAGATGTAGGGATGGACGCTGAAGCCGCCGTCTTCGTCTCTGAAGGCCGCGACGATCGCCGTAAGGTCCGACGTAGAGCCCAGGTCGACGCCAAGCCAGCACGGCGCGCCCTCACGCTCGGCAAGGTCGACTTCGACCGCCCCGGCGTCCCAAGCGTCGATATCAAGCCAAGGGTCCGCTTGGCCCTGTAGCCAGATTCCCAGATGGTCGTTTTTGAACTTCTCTCTGAGCGCCGGACGGTTCTCAGCCTCGCGCGCCATTTGTCGAAGCGACGGCAAGTCGGGATAGCCGAGCGCGAGACCGGGATTCGCCCTATGCCACACGTTTTCGTCGCGCCAGTCTGCATCCGACGCCGTCTCGAAGAGCACGGGAAGCGTTCCGGGGTCGACGATCTCGCCGCGCGCGACCTTCCGGGAGTAATCGAAGACTTCGGCGGCGGCGTTTTCTTCGCCGCGACCGGCTTGGCTGATGATCATGGCGAGGTTGTTCGGCGTCTTCGACAAGCCGGTTCTCAGAACGTCGAGAAGTTCACGCTTCTTCCAGCAATGAATCTCATCGATCAGCGCAAACGCCGGCGTCAAACCGTTTGAGGCGTTGGCGTCGCTCGAAACCGCCTTCAGCGTCGCGCGCGATTTCGCATGTCGGATTTCGTGCTTATAATCGAGAATTGAGACGGCCGCCTTGATGCGCTTATCAGCCATGACGATGCCGTGCGCCTCTTGATAGCCGATGCGAGCTTGATCGCGGTCATAGGCGGCGAGGAAGACTTGCCCGCCGGCGACCTTCTCAGGGCCGATCGTGTGCAAGAGCGCCAACGCCGCGCCGAGCGTCGTCTTTCTCGCGCCGCGCGAAACGAGCATGATGACTTGCCGGACGATGCGCGTTCCGTCGGCGTGACGCGGCCCATAGATGCGCCTCACAAGGCGCTCTTGCCACGGGTCCAGTTGAAACGCCCTGCCCGTCTTAGGATGCTTCAGGGCGCGTAGGAATTTGACGGCGCGCTCGCCGTCGCCGAAGGTGTCTTCGATCGGCGAGGCGTCAAAGAGCCATGTCGGATAGGTGTCGCTCATAGCCCTAGCGGGTCGTCTTCGGGCTCGGCGTCGTCATTGATGATCGGCCGCGACCGGGAGACCGGCGTCAAGCCGAGCTCGGCGGCGATCAGGCGCGCCGTGACGGCGGCCTTGTCCTGCATCCGGAAGAGTTGCGGCGAGAGCCCTTCTTCCTGAATCTGGCGCTCGATTTCCCGGACGCGACCAATCGCGATACAGTAATTCTCGACGCTGCCCATATCGGCCTCAGTCAGAATCTTGCGCTCGATCAGAAGCGGCATGATGCGCTTCCATTCTTTCTTCGCGTCCGGCGAGAGCCATAGAGGAACGGGCGGCGCTCGATTATACGCCGCTCGATCGGTCCGGACTGCGGGTTTGACGCCCTTGGCCATCACAAGCCCCTATGCCGCACTTTGATCTCCCAGCCTTTACGCCGGGGGATCTCCGAGAGCGCGATGATCTCGAAGGCGCGGCCGTTGTAGAAGAGCCGATCGGCAATGCTAAGATTTGGAATCCAGCGGGTCCGAAACGTGATAATCTCTTCGATCGAAGAGACCGCGCCGCTCTCTTTGACGGTCGACGTGGTTCCACTGTCGCCGCGCGTCTCTGTGACGAGCTCGGCCCTATGTCCGCCATGGGCGGTCCAGACTTCGACCGGCGCGCCAAATTCGTCCAGGGTGATGCTCTTCGTCTCGACGTAAACCGTTCGATCTAGCCGCGCGGCGCGGAAATGAGCGTTCACAGCGCCACCTCGCCGAGTAGCGCTTCGAAGGTGATGACGCCGTGACCGGTCACGCCATCCGGGTCTCTGAGGATACGCGTGTCGTTATAGCGCCAATCGATCAGGCTGGACCGAACCGCGTCGCTGGCGATCAGGGTCCGGCGAATTTGCCAGCAAATCGCCTTGACGCTCACAAGGCCCGGCTCGCGGGTCCAAACGTGGATTGTCGGGAAGAGCCGGAACTTGTCGCGCGCGAGCGACATATCGTCGGCGACCTCTTGGACCTCCCCAATAACGACGCAAGGGAAGGTCTCGGGGCGGGCGTGGCGGTCGAAAATTTGCGCCGCCGGAACAAGGGCGGTCATAGCGGCGTCGGCGATCAGCGCGGCGCGCACGGCGGACTGTAGGGAGAGCGTCGGGGCGGTCATGAATTCCAGCCTTTCTTGATCGCCTGCGAGATGGCGCGCTTCGTCCGGCGCTGAATGCGCGCCCTGAGAAGGCGAAACGCTGGCCAGAAGAAAGGATGCGCTGGGTTGGCCGCGGTGCCGTATTCGAGCAAGTGCGGGTAGCGCACGCCCTTGTTGCCGGCGGTGACGATGACTTCGTTCTCTTTCGCCACGCGCGAGCCGCCCGGCTGGCTGTAAGGCGGCGTCGCCTCGCCGGGGAGAGTGACCGCGATGCTGTCGCGAAGCGCGCCAGTGTCGACAGGCGCGAGCAGCTGCATCGTCTGTTGCAGTTCCTCGCCGGATTTGATCAGGGCGGGCTTCACGGCCTCTTTGACTTCCTTCGGGATGGCGTCGAGCCGCTTCAAGAGGGATTGCAGCGACATTAGAACGCCCACGCCCGGTAAGGTGCGATCAGGTCGAGAAAGCCGAAGGGAAGCTCTTTCGCCGTGACGCCGACAAGCGACGCCTCGCGGTTCTCAAAGAGGTGCGCCGCGAGCTGACGGATGGCCTCGTTTAGAGGTTCCGGCGAGGCGTTTGTTACGGCGCCGCCGGTGTAGGACTCGACGAACGCCGTCGCGACGCTGATCTTCTCTGTCAGGATGGCGTCTTCGGTCGTGTCGGACGCTTCAAGATTCAGGTGTCTCTTCAGGTTTTCAACGGTGACGGTCATTTGGCCAAACCTCAAATTTGGAATCTATGGAGCGCGAGTCCCCCGCCGGTCCCTACGGCCCTCTGAGAAGTCTTCGACCTCCCCCGGCCCTTCCTTCTATTATAGTCACGGTTACGCTTAAGATAAAGCCGAGATTTCATGCGGCGAGTCTTTCGGTCGTCTTCGACCTCGTCTTTCGAACTGGCGTCGTCAGCGCTTTATTGACTGGCCAGCCGTTGCGCTTGATCCGGACAAAGAGCGTGTTCTTCGGAATGCCGGTGCGAATGCTCCACTCGGCCAACGTCAGGCGCTCGCCGTTGTGCTCGTAAAGGTCGCCCTTCTTTCCTCTCAGCGCCGAGCCGAACATTAGTCTTTGAGCTTGTGCAGGTCTCGCCGTGCGCTTCCTGCGACCGGGCGTGAGAACCTCTTCAGCCGATAGACCATCCGCAAGCCGAGCTCTGATCGTCTCGGGGTGAATTCGGGTGATCTTTGACCATTCCGCAACTGTGCGCGTCTCGCCGTTGTGGGTGATCGTCTGCGCCTTGGTAGCAGCCGGCGCCGTCAATGCGTCGCCTCTCACGCCGCTCTTCAGGCGCTTGCGGAGTGTGTCGAGTGAAACGCCGGTGAGCTTTGAAAGCTGGCTTACGGTGTATTGCTTGCCCTTGTAGGAAACGCGGCGCTCGTGTCTTTGTCCTAACGCCTCGCCGGCGTCGAAGGCTTCCATCTTGGCGATGGCGGCGCTTCTCACGGCGTCATGATCCAGTCCGGCGAGGGCGCAAACCTCGCGGAAGTCAGGGCCGGCGTTTTTGAACCATTTGCGCGCCTTCTGACGGATACGGCTCTTATTGACCGCGAGATTCGCCCCAGCCGCGCCAAAACACAGCACATTGCCGGCGGCGTCTTCGAGCGCCTGCGAGATGACGGCGCACCAAAGCTGCTTGTCGTGCTCACTGTGTTCCGGGTCGACGGTCATGGCGTTACTGCGTCCGGGTCACGCGCGTCACGTTGCCGTTTCCGTCATACGTGAGCGCCAGCACGGCGAGGATGGTGCCTGTCGGGCCGCCCTTGCGATAGGTCACGCCGACCATGTTGCTGCCGGTGTATTCGCATTCGATGTCGTCGAAGCCGGCGATGCCGAAGGAATCGAGCGACATGACGGTTTCGGAAAAGGTGCCGTCGCCGTTGTCGTGAAGCTTCTTTTTGACGTTGTCTAAGACGGTGTAGGTTAGATCGGTCATGTAGATTTTTCCTTATGCGGTGAGATTGAAGGACTGAACGAACGTCGCCTTGATCGTTCGAAAACCGGCTTGGATATGCGAGATTGACCAATCGTCACACGTCCACTTTTGGGGCGTGCTGGCGCCGGGCGGTGTCCAAAGGAAAGGCGTGAAGCCGCCCTGCCCTCTCAGGAAGGCGTCGACGGCGTCGGCTTGGGCCGGCGTTAGAACCTCCCAAGTCAGGCTGAATTCGTCCCTTATGTGATTCAAGCCGGCGGCCGTGGATTGCACATAGCCGTCGCCGAAGTCCGCCTTCAGGACGCTCACCTTCGGCTTATTGACCGCGCCGACGCTGGGTTGCATGGGCGGCGTAAAGGTCGCGAGCGTCATGCGCCGGCCCTCTTCTCAAGCGATTGCTTCCGGGAATTGTGACAGTGCGCGCAAAGCGCCTGATGATTGGTGTGGCGCCAGAAGAGCGCCTTATCGCCCTTGTGGGGCTCGATGTGGTCGACAACCGACGCCGGCGAGCCGCACATGGCGCAAGTCGGATGGCGTCTCAGGAACGCCTCGCGATAGGCGCGCCACCGCGAGTCATAGCCGCGCGCGCTGGCGCTGGGCCGCGCCCGGTCGTGTTCTTTATCGCGTTGGATTTGACAGGCGCATTTGGCGCCGGCGGCGACTACGCGACCGCATGGGCAAATCCGGGGCGGGCGGCGGTTCATGCGCGTGCCCTGAAGAACGCGGCGAGGGCCGCTTCATTGTTCGCCGGCGACTTTTCCTCGCCGCCGCCGAAGATCGCCTTCAGCATGTCAAGGCGGCCCTCATAGGCGGCCTTTATCTCGCCCGGTGTGGCGCTCCATGCGGCTTCAGGCGTCCAGCCGAGCCAGCCCGTCGCGAGCTTGAAGAGCCGGGCGTGATGCTCGGCGTAGGGGGTCGTTTCGTTGTCGCTGTGAATGACCTCGTCGAGCTCGTCGACGTCGACGCCGGCGAGCTGCATCACAAGCGCCATAAGGGGCTCGACAAGCGCGGCGACCCTGTAGGCCATGGGTTTGCCACGCCCGAAATTCAGGAAGTCACACAGATCGCCGGGGCGGTCTGCGGTCTCTTGGACAAGCGCCGACATGACGCCAACGTTTTGATCGACAATCCCACGAATGAGATTGTCGAAGCCGTCGAAGCGACGCTCCAGCCGCATGGCGGCGCGGAGAGTCGGCCGGAGCGTGACGCGCTCGCCGTCGAAGGTGAAGCTGATTTCGTCGGCGAGCGCCATGGGATTAGGCCGCCGCGCCAATCGTGACGCCGGAAGTCAGGCTAACCTTCACTTTCAACTTCACGACGTCCTTATTCGAGCCGGCCTCGAATTCCTTCGACATGACGACGCCCTTCCAGAAGAATTCGGTGCCATGGTGCGGGCCGAGACCGGTCGTCAGGGCGTCGTTGAGCTCGGCCTTGAAGTTGAACGGCGCGCCGTTGTTCGCGTCGAAGGCGGCGATCAGGTCGACCTGCCCGGCGTCGGCCGGGTCATAACCCATGGTGAGCTCAACTTCGCCGGCGTCGCGAACGCCCGCGACCTTCTGGACGCGCGAGTCAGAGAGCGAGGTGAACTTGATTTCCTCGGCCGTGTCGCCGAAAGCGCCGAAGCTCTCGACCTCGCCGACCTGTTCATAGACGTCGGCGCGATATTCAGTGAGCGTGGAAGCCGACGCCGTCGTTCCGATATAGAACTTCGTGCCGGCGGAAGTTTTGATAGACATGAATTCGGTTCCTTCTCATTCGAGGGCCGGCGTCTCTCTCGACGCCGGCGTTGTTTCGGGGTGCGCTTACGCGGTCGTCTTCAGGAAGCGGACCGCCTCAGATTTGGCGGTGTCGCCGCCGACGCGCTTGCGGGCGTGGAAGCGGGTTTGACCGGTCGTGCGCTGCGTGTAGGGGTCGCGGAGAATGTCGACGCTCACGCGGTCGAAGATGCGATAGGCGGACGCAATGTCGCCGAACGCAATCGAGATGGTCGACGGCGCAACGTCCGGGAAGTCGGGAATCTCGACGATCGGGCGGCCCAGAAGCGTCCCGGCGTTGCTGGCGGCAATCGAGCCGTCCGACATCGAGTCGGTCCAGAGATATTCGCCGTTTGTCGCCTTCAGCTTGCGAATCTTGCCGATCGTGCGGCGGTTCATGAGCCATACGGCGCGCGAGGCGTAGAACGTCGGCAGCTCATGGAAGACACCGATCAGGTCATCTGCGTCGATCGTCGCGCCGGCGGCGTTGACAGTCGACGCAACGGCCGGATTGTGAAGGATGCCGGTCGGCTTCAGCGTGCCATCGCCATTGACGAAAGCGTAACCCTCGGCGCGGCCGAATTCTTCAGCCAGGTCGCGCGCAAGTTCCTGCTCCAAATTGAAAAGCGAATCTTCGAGCAACTGGTTGGATACGTCGACATAGACGCCCACTTCGAAGATATTGAAGTCCTGCTGGCCATAGGTCGGTTCACTTTCCGTGCGGGCCGCGGTCTCTCCGACCCAAGTCGCCGAGAGATTGCCGACGCGCTTCGGGAGCGTCACCTTCGGAACGCCGATCGACGTGACGCGCGCGACGCTGCGCATATTCGAGAACAGGACTAGATTCTTCTGAAGCTCCGACAAAAGGACCGGGGGCACCAGATAACCGCCGCCCGCGCCCACGGCGACGGAAAGCGCCTTCGTCTCGACGCCGGTGCGCGCCCAGTCATTGAACGCCTTGCGCTCGATGTCGGCGGCGTCGGCCTGCTTGGTGATGATCGCCGGAGCGCCCGGACGATTCAGGCGAGCTTCAATCTTGTCGAGACGCGAGCCGAGCGCGCCAAGGTCCGAGAGCTTCGTTTCGAGCGAAGTGAACTTCTCTTCGATTTCGGCGGCGTCGACCGTCTTCACTTCGGTTTCGATGTTGTCGTTTTCCATGGATTCACCTTTTGTTTTCGTGGCCGATTTGGCCGAGAGGATGCGGGCGTCGGGATGCGACGGAACCGCAACAACGCTGATCTCGACCAAATCGAGGGCGCTGATCGTGCGACCGCCGCCCTTGCGGGGCGTGGCCTGTTTCGTTTTGAAGCCGATAGAGAGGCCATTGACGGCGCCGGCGGTCACAAGCGCGCGGACCTCGCGCGCCTTCTCGACGTCGTCGATAAGGAGCCGGCCCTTCACCTGAAGGCCGCTCGACGTTTCGTCGACGGAATCCCAAACGCCGATCACGGCGCTCTGATCGTGCGACCATAAAATTGGCAAGGGTGTTTTAGCGGAGACGAAAGCGCCCTTCACAATGACGTCGCCGACACGGTCCGGTGAACCGAACGGCCAAGCAATTCCGGTGATCAGACCGGCGTCGTCGACGCTGATTGCGGCCTTGGTTTCGATGAATTCGCTCATGCGACCCTCGCGAATTCGCCGTGGTAGAAGGCCGCGCCGAGCCGATACATATAGCCGGCGATCGTGAAGTTATCAGTCACGCCAAGGTGGATGCGGCGACCATCCTTTTTGACGATGACGCGGTAATTTCCACTCGGCAGAAGAGAAACACCCTTAACGCCGAGTTTTCCGCGCGCGCGCTTGTTCGCGCAGTTCTGAGAATGCGTCGCGTCGCGCAGATTTTCCCAACGGTCATTGCCGGGGTTGGTGTCGCGGTGATCAGCCTGACGATTTGGAAAGGCGCCGGTCATGTATAGGAAAGCAAGGCGCGCGGCGCGGTATGCTTTCCCGTCAATCTCTATGATCCGATATCCTGCCTTATCGATACAGCCGGCGCTGTTTCCCGCACGGTTTGGGCCGCGTGACACAATCCAGCGGAATTCGCCCGTCGCCGGGTCATAGGTGAGAAGCTCTTTCAGTCGCTCTTGGGTTATCATTGCGCGGCCTCTTCGGTCTCGACGTCGACGCCAAACCAACAAGCTTCCAGCGTCGCGACCGCGAGCGGGTATAACCTCGCAAGCGGGGCGTCTTCGCCATAAACAGCGACTAGATTCGCGGCCTCTTCTGGAGATGCACCGCCGCCGATTAGGGCGAGCCGGATGGTTTGGAGAATGTCGGTATGGGAAAAGTCACCTGCGAACATTTTCTTGCACAGAGAGCCGATTCCGGCTGACGTAACGCGTTCAAGCTTGGCGATCAGCTTCGGCGTCAAGCGGAAGTCGCGCTCGGCGTCGCCGAAGAATTCGCGATGGGTTGTGCTCATTGGGCGGCCTTATCCTGCGGCGCGGCCGAGCCGGTCGGCTTGCCAGACTGTGTGAAGGGATTGATCAGAGAGTCGCCTTCGGCATGGGCCGGAAGGTCTTCGAAGGCGCGCGCCTCATTGGCGGTCATGACGCCGGCGGCGCGCATTTTCGCAATGAATTCGCCACGGGCGGCCGAGTCGCCGCGCAATAGGTCCGACGTGTCGAAGCTGATCGAATAGGAACGGCGCTCTTCCGGCGAGAGGGTGACGCGCCGGTAAGCGGCCTCGAAGCCGCGCAACCACGGCGCGAGCGAATAGGTCAGGAATTGCCGGTTGTATTGCTCGGCGTTGCTCCAAGTTGCCCGCGAGGCGTCGCCGATCATGACCGGCGAGACGCCGAACGCCCGCGCGATCTCGACGATGGCGAACTGGCGCATTTCGAGGAATTGGGCGTCGGTCGACGCAAGCGCGAGTTGCTGGAATTTCGCGCCTTCCTCCAAAACGGCCGTCTTGCCGCTGCCCGCGCCAGCATGGGCTAAATTCCAACTGTCGCGGATGCGGTCCAGCGTGTCCTTTTTCAGAGAGCGGTCGAAGCTGAGCACGCCGGAGGGGCGCGCGCCGTTGCCGAAGAGCCGGGCAGCGTATTGTTCGAGGATTAGCGCCAAGCCGATCGCCTCGCGGGCGTGCTGGATCGGCGCAAGGCCGGTGATCCCGTTGACGCTCAGGGGCGGCGTGACGTGGATGATGTCGCGATAGCTGTAATCGTGCGACGTGTCGCCGGTCGCGGGCGTCGCTTGGGCCGCTATGCCGAGCGTTGACGCGCCGGCCTGCGGATTGTGTCGATACGTCGGTTCGCCGGTGTTCGGGTCGTAGAAGACGACAACGCTGCCCGGCATGAGCCGAATCAACTCGAAAATCTCGCCGTTGGGCAGGCGGTTCGCGAGCGCGAAGCCGTCGCCGTGAAGCATGGCGTCGATTGCGAGCTGGGTCCGGAGAGCGCTGGAGCTCGTCCAGTCGTTCGCCTGATCAGTGACGACGTCGAAAGCGGGATGGTCGACGGCTTCGACCTTGCCCTGCCCTTCAGTCCGATAGAGCCCCAGCGGGAGAGAGCCCACAGCGCCACTGATCAGCGCGACGGCGTTGGCCACGGCTGGGACGCTCAGGGCGGTCTCAGGGGTGACTGAGACGCCGGCGAGGGTCGGCGCGGCGAGTAGATCGGCGGGCCATGTCGAGGCGTCGAGGGCCTTCGTCTGAAGGCCCATGGCGTCGAGGATTCTGTCGGTGATGCGCAAAGCTTTGGACCGCCAAGGTTGAACTTGGCAATATTATGAGCTCTAGCGTCACTATAATCAATAGCTAAGATTAAGAATTAAATTGCATTTTGGAGGGTTTGACAAACGGCAAAAACACCCAATGAAATCAAAGGGCGCTTAGATACGGTTTGACAGGGTAACGAGCTGTTTTTGCTTGGCTATAGCCTCCCCGCCACTCCGACCACTCTAATCAAAGGACTCGCAGGCCCGCCGGCCCTGTCGAGCCTCCTGGCCGCAGCTGCTGCAGCAATGGTTCGCTCTTGGCGCTCTCACCGTGCGATGAAGCGCCTCGACCCCCTGCCCGGCCCTTCGCGACAGGCGACCCGATTTCAGAAAATTTTCGCCCGACGCAGGGCCTCGGCCCGTGGCCCAACCCAATAGGACGCGGGCTCGAAGCGTATCGAGACAGCCGGCTACGTGCCCCAATAGAATAGCTGGTCGATCGAGCCGATGCCTGGAATTTTTCCGGTGGCGTCCTTGAGCTTTCTGTCGCTGTTCAACAGGTAAAACCCCGTATTTGGCGGCGCGACGGGAATGACAATAAGATTTTCGAAGGCCATCACGTCAGCCGGATCGGCCTTCTCCTGCACGCCGAGAGGCTTCGCGATCCAGTCATAAAGCAGGCCAAAGGGATTTTCGTCGAGTGAATGAACCCAGAGCGCGCGATACGGACGCACCCTGTTTTCATAAGTGGGAGGGTTGGTTTTTGTCTGCTCCCTGCCTTCGATCGTGATGACTGTGCTGATCCACTTCTCCGGCTTTGCCCCGATGTCATTATGGACCCTGGCAAGCTGATTCATGATGTTGACGGGGCTTCTGAGAAGCGGCGCCATGTGGATGTGAAACTGCTGATAGGACCGCGCGTTCCGCGAGTTGATCCCAAACCCGAAGGGCGAGCGCAATGTCACGGGATTTTTCGGGTCGTTGAGCTTCGCCCCTTCCCAAGCGCCCTTCCAGTAATTCGGCGCCGATGACTGCCAGATCATGGGACACTCGATCCCCGTCACCCTGCACAGCGCGAGCAGCAGGTAATCATTGCCCTTTACGTATCCGTTGACGACGACGTAATCGCTATTGGAGCCCGGCACGGCGCGGCAACTCGGATCCGGCGCGCTCACGCAACCTTGCGCCTTTTGCCAAAGTGTGTCGGTGTCGCGCGTGTCGCCACATAGGCTCGGGCGAAAGGTTTTCTGCTCGCACCAGGCCGTCGCAGAGCCGTCATTGCAAGTCGACCCTCGGCCCGCGACAGCTTCGTCGACGCCCAGTCCCGTCAGTCCGGTGGTTAAAGCGGCTCCCGAAAGCTTGATGAAGTCTCTTCTTTGGAATCCGTTCTCTTTGTCCGACTGCGTTTCCACCAAATCAGTTTCGGCTTTCCTCGTCGTCATAGCGCCTGCCCCCGTCGCCCTGCACCAGCCACTAAAGTGGTCATTTTTTAACACCCTAATATCGGCGGCACAAAGGTCAAGACTCCGGCAGCCCGCTTTCAAGGCATTGAGCGTCATAGGTGTTGGTCGGAGCCTACGCGTCGCAACAGGCCCGGGGGCGCAGGCGGCAACATCCAGGCGGGGATCGAATATCGCAGTTTGCGCATCGCAGCACACGGCTTCCGCGATAGGGCAGCCGGCGCAAGCGGTGCGCCGCATGTCCAGTGGCCCAGGCCGGCCTGCGACAGCGGGACGTATCCAAATGCGATTTGTGCTAAGCGACCAATCTCCACTTTCATTATTGTGATTGCCACTTTCTCACGCGTGCATGAGAATAATGACCTGCGCCCCAGTGGGCGCGACGCAAAACTTTTTGCGGTCGGGTGGGGGGCTATTCAATGAGCGTCAACGATAATGACTCCAATGCGCGGCCAAAAAGGCGCCGAACCGGGGAAGTGAGCCGCCGAGTTGTCCTGGCAAGCGCGGTGTCGCTAAGTGGAACGGCGGTCGCCAATGCACTGCCCGCTCTGGTTCCCGACAAGAAGGCCCGACACACGGCAAGGCCTAAAGAAACCAACGCTCAGATCGATGTGGAAATGCTGCGCAAGCAGCTCAAAGGGCGCACGCTCACGCAGTCGGACGCTGACTTCAACAGCGCCCTGATGGACGGTTTCTTCAATCGGCTTCTTCCCACCGATCGAAAGCCGCAGATCCTCGTCCAGGTTCAGGACGAGGACGACGTCTGCCGCGCTGTCACTTTCGCCAAGGAAAACAAGCTGAAGGTGGTCGTCCGGGGTGGCGGGCACAATTGGTGCAACCCTGCCCTGCGACGCGGCGGGTTGATGATCGACCTTCACAATCTGAACAAGGTGATCTCAGTCGACCCAGCGTCCCGGAAGGCGGTTCTTCAGCCCATCATCAGCAATCGAGACGTTCAGCGTCTCCTCAACCCGCTGGGCCTGGCCTACCCGAGCGGCCATTGCCCTCAGGTGAAGTTGAGCGGATATCTTCTCAGTGGAGGCATGTCCTGGAACCAGGGTGTCTGGGGACCTGGCACGGCAAGCGTCGAAGCCATTGAAATCGTAACACCGGACGGCAAGCTGATCACCGCGAGCGACACCGAGAACCAGGATTATTTCTGGGCCGCGCGTGGCGCGGGGCC